ATTGCCGACTCCATCGCATAAATACGTTTTTCTTAATTCACTCATTTTATGCCCCTAAGTACCAATTTGTTCCATCTGTTATGAAGTTCAATACTTCACCATCTACATCTAAAAACTGTAATGTTTCTCCCACTACTAGCTCTGTACCGAATGGAAGTATATTAACTTTATTTGTTGATATGTCTTTTTTTGTTACGCCTATTTTATAAGATCGATTGTTTATCAATGATAGTGCTGGATTTGGCAATGTTATATTGATAACTCCAGCTGCAGCATCTGCAATAATTGTTTGATTTTTGGCAGTCAAAGCAATACTAACAGATGTGCTTATTATCTCATCTTTTGAATAATCAAATATAGCTTGGTCTAATATTCTATCTGCGTTAAATAGTGTGTTTGCAATATGAATATAATGTGCAGTTGATTCTGGAGTATATGTTCCATTTGTGTTGAGTCCAGCCGAAACAATTACTTCATCTAATAATTGCTCCAATAATGTGCTATTTCCAAATAGTTGTTCAAATTGCACAATAGATTCGTGATCAGGAAGAAACTTTTTAAGCTGCTCTCTACTTGGTACTCTTAATGACATTATACGCTCAATGGCTCTAATCGAGCCTCTAATCTAGCAATGGATATATGGGCATCACTAGTACCTCTAAATCTTTGCATACGTATGTTACACATCATCCCTTGGCTAAACCAAACTATTCTCTTATTTCTATCTCCTTGCTTTCCAACATTAACAAACTTTTCATTACTCCATACTAACCCATCAGTTGAATATTGAGTATAGATAGTAGGGTCTTTACCAAGTGCTACTCTTCCAGTTAGACTAACTAATTCAAGTTCATGAAAGATAGCCCCTCTACCTTCATTATAAATAATAGACGTTCCAAAATCCCATCCATTAATGTTCCCATAATGGGAAGAAATATTATCGTCAAAATATCCATGTGATGTACTTGTAGGGTCACCACACAACCATCTATTATAACACCAAATAATATTCTTAGCTCTGTATTGCCCTTTGCCAACTATACTAGTGGTTAGTGTAAACCATATTTTCTGCCCTGATAATTGAGAAGTATTATGGTCATAAGCTAATGTTTGATCTGGTAGATGAACTAATAAATACTGATTTCCCTTATTAGTTACTACTTCTAAAATAACATCTGCTAATTGTAACTCAGTATAATCTAGTAGTATTTGATCTATTTCATCAGTTGCTATTCTTAATGCTGTTGCATTAGCCCCAATATATATTGATGGAGTTTCATTTCTAGCACTACCTAAAAATGCAATCATATCTGATATAATGCAAGCACCTCTCGTTCCTATAATACCTTTTTGTATTTGTGCCCCTGATATACGAGCAAAAGGGAAATTAACCCCACCTACGTTATCAAATACCTCTATTGTGTATCTATTCATAGCGTAGACTTCATTACGTACTTTTAGTAATCCGTTTACTGGGTCTGGGTCTGCCTCTGAGCTTCCATATTTTAGAGGGTTAATGCTCATAGGATCATTGAGTTCTGTTACAATAAGATTTACTCCATCGGTAGACATAAAGTAACCATCTACCCAAACAACGTCTTTGCACACTCCTAAATCTGGGTCAGTAACTATTTCTAATACAGTTCCATTCCAATAGTATAAACTTCCAGATGATACGATAGCTAATCTGTCAAATGAATAGTCAAATGTAACAGAGCCAGTACCGCCAACGTCACCGATAATTGTGTAGACCCCTAAACTATCAATGCTTATCAGTTTTGTACCCATAACACGATAGTAAACACTATTCCAATTAATAGCACCTCTGTCGATACCAGGTCCAACGCCGAGCTCTACTATCCCATAAGCAGGACGAAGATAGCCTTGTGATATTCCTTGATCTTTAGGAATAGGAATAAGGTTGCGAGGGTATGACGTTCTAAAGTCTGGGGAGTTATCAGAATAAATCCCCGAAAGTATTGCAATTTGCATTAGCCGATTCTATACCATGTGGTCATTACAGCGTCATACTTTATTGTAAAGTATCCGTTCTGTGATAAAGATGAAGGCACCCCAAGAGAAGTAGCACCATTCCCACTTACTGTTAGTGCTGTAACTGCTTGAGTTGTAAACACTGTAATTTCCTGCTTATCTACTAAGTTTGCAAGAGCAGGTAAAACAAGCGTACCAGCTGCAAAAGCACTAGTAGGGGAAAGAATAAGCCAAACACTGCTTGAGCTATCAGTTACTTGCACACTAAACCCAGTAGCAACAGGCGAAGAGTATTGAGTAATCTTTTCACTTGAAGTAGTGGAAGGAATTAGCAATGCTTTTAATGAAGTAAGAGATATTTTTCTTGAATCTCCATTGGCAGTAGACCAAATAGCGAGTAAATCGCTTAATGATGGTGCAGTATCTGTTGATAGCTGATTGATAGTTGAACCCATGTTATTCCTTTAGTGTAGTATTAATTCCCCATCTTGACCTACGAGAATAGGATCAGATGAAGGACTTAGATATGGTCGCTCTGGTGTTTTGTATCCTGCACCTGCTGGGATACTATTGTTGAACTGTGCCTGTTCTGGCATTGTAGCTAAAGAAAGCAAACTATGATAAGCTTGATATGCAACTTGTTTAGTTTCCATAGGTACAGTTTTTCCGTATGAAGGAGCAAGGCGTAGTGCAAGATTCAGATAAATAGCTTCATTTGCTGAGTCTGGTACTGTTGTATCGGTATCGAGAGATGATAGTTGTGGACTTGAAGGCAATGGATAGCTAAGGCGTAACTTAGAATTCCATGTAGCCATCATAGCGTCTAATTTGCGTAATCCTGCATCTAATTGTTCAGGCTGTAAATCATAATCGTATGAAGCCAACCCTAACTCTTCAAATGCCGATGTAACAAATTGTCGCTTAGTCCAAGACATATTATTCCCCTAACTTCTCTTCGATTTTAGCAAGAAGATTTTTATCGCTCATTCTCCCATCAAACTTAATCCCAATCTCTTTAGCTTTAAATTCTAACTCTTCACGAGTAACATCGCCATCATCGTTAGAGTCTACATTTTTAGCTTCGGTAGTTGTAAGATACCAACCTTCTGCAAGTTTATCCTCTACTTCTTCTTCACTTACGATAGCGTATTCATATTTAACGCCTTCGATCTCGATATGATTGCCAAGTTTATAAAGCATTACCATTATTTTTTCGACTTTTCTTTAGCTTTTTTAGCTGTACTTAAAGCAATAGCAATAGCTTGTTTTTGAGGTTTACCGCTTGCCATTTCAGCCTTGATATTCTTGCTAACTGTTTTTGAACTATACCCTTTTTTTAGTGGCATAAGTTATCCTTTTTTCTTTTTTGGTTTCATAACTGCTATTACAACAGCAACTTTTCCTTTGCCCTTGCCATTACCGTTTTTACATGCCATATTATACCCCTTTTTTGAATACTGTTATGCACTTCTTTAAATGCACAAAAGTAGTCAAGGGCCGAAGCCCAAGATTATCCTACTCTTACAAGATCGAATGTTGTAGCCGCTGTCTTAATTAAAAGATATTGACCTCCTGTTGCAGTTACAGCTCCACTTCCGATAAGCGTTACGTCTACGCCCCCAGCTAGTGTTGATGTATTTGTTACATGGTTAGAGGCGTGGTAAATTTTTACCGATTCACCTATCGTAAGATCAGGAAATGCTGCCGCAGTTAATGTTCCAGTTAGAGTTGTCATTGTAACAACACCACCGCTTGCATCTTGGTAGATACAAAGACTTTGCATTTGTGCAGCCGTAAGCGTTGCCGCATTTGTTACTGTACTGCGAGTGATTGCTAATACTTCATCTGATACAGTAGGAGTAAGCCCAATAGTATAATAAACATCAGTATCAACCGCATCTATTCGGATATGACGATCATTAGCAAAAGCACCTAAAACTGTTTCAGTATTTGTAATGCGTGTTTGTTCATAAAATGTTTCTGGATAATTTGCAATTGGGAATGTAGAATAAAAAACAATAGCCGTTCCATTCTTTGCTTGAATAGCAACCTTTTGACCAGTTGTTAAAGTGATAGTTATTGAACCGTTTTTATTGATTTTAGTAGCCATCATAGCTCCTTATAAGATAGCCCCCCAGAAGGGGCAGTATTACGCTTGACCGAAGAGAATGATCCCAGACATTTCAGGCTGCTTATTAACAACCCCAAACAATGTGTCCCAGCGGTATTTAGTTTTCATTGTATTGATATCATAGAACTTCTGCATAACGATTTCAATTCCGTTATCAGTTGTAGCACGCATTACCGCAGTACCAGCATCAGTTGGAACAGCATAACGACCAGGAAGAATTTCCATTGCATCTTTCTGCCAGAATGGATTAACACTTGCAGTTGTTGTGTTCAAGAAAGTGATAGCCGCACCGTTTGCAGGAGTAGCAGTAACGTTCTTGTAAGCAAGTTCAGCATCTGTTGCGCCTTGAGCCGAAATGATTGGAGGGCTGATTGT